AGTCGTTTCGCCGGCCCGTTAACCAGAAGGCCAGCACCGGCGTCCCTGAGATCGCCAGCGGCTCCCCGCGGTAGACCGCGACGAAGGCCGGGTCGGAGATCGCCGCCAGGAGCGTGTCAATCTGGGCCAATGCTCCCGATCGACTCAATCGAACGCCTCGATGAGTGCATCCCCAATGTACTGCTCGTAGAGCTTAGGGTTGTTGTTGATATGGTCATAGGCATTCTGAAACATCCCGTAGCCCTTGAAGGTCGACCGCTGATTCCGGCTACTGATGCCTTCGACCCAACTGGAATAGATCAGGTTCGACCCGTATTGATTCTCCCCGGCGTCAATCTGCCCGATACCGTCTCGAGGAACGCTCCCGCCAATTGCCCGCCGCAGAGTTCGGGTCTTCGCACCGTGTCTCTGGCCCGGCGTTGATTTCTTGTAAGCACTATCAGATGTTGGCCCCCATAGTTCTTCTTTCACTCTATTGCTGCCCTCAAAGATGACAAGATCAAGCAACCCCCGGTTAACCGCCTCAGTAAATCCGAGGCCGATCTGCGTGGGCTTATCGAATATCGGCCCCTTGACCTTGAACGTCGTCGTCGGTGTCGCCATTAGAAGAACACCCCGTTAGACGTGCCGGTGACCTGATACTGGGCGAGGGTCATCAGGATCGAGTTGATCTCCCCGGCTGCCGACGTGATCGCGGCGTCGCCGGAACCGATCGACGTGACGGTTCCCAGGTCTCGGTCTCTGAACACGATCTTCGACAGGTCGAGACACGCCTGAACGACAAGCTCCGGGTAATCGTACCGGTAGACCGTCGCCCCGCCGCTATGGGTCGCCGCAGTCGTGCCGTTGACGCCTCGCTCAACCGTGAGCGTGTTCCCGGAGATCGCCGTGATGTATAGCTGCTCGGAGTCGATGAGGATCGTCTGCGCGGGGCCGAGATTGGTCGCAGACGTTACCGACGCGGATGTCGCCGTCGTGGACGATATAGCGTCGGAAGTCGTGACGCTGACCGTGTCGGCGGTATAGCCCCAGGAGCCGAGGATCGAGAGGGTCTGCTGGCCCGCATCGAAGCCCTTGGTCGTGTCCTCGTTGAGTTTCAGGATCGTCTTCGGTGCGGAGTTGTACGGCATCAAGAAGAAGTCGTTGGCATGTCCCTCGGTCAACGTCTCCGAGGTCGCCCGGTCGGTCGCCCCGTATGCCGTGACCGTCGTCGGGCTGACGATCCAACCGTCCAGCGGGACAACGCCGGGAGTCGACATTGAGGTCTTGATGCCGTCCGTTACCGCGACCGTCTGATACTGCGGAGAGTTCCGCAGGCTACCGGAGCCGATGTCGAAGTACCGGGTCTCGGTCAGAGGGCCGAATGTCCCGCCGCCGCAGTAGTCGTCGATCCGCCGGCTGGCGGCCTCCAGGATGCGCCGGATCGAGGTCGCGTCAGACGTCCAGCCGGACGAGTAGCTCGTCCCGGCGAGATAGTCGCGGAGGTCGTCAGCGGTCGCGTAGGTATGTCGGGTCGCCACCTACTTGTTCTCCTCGGTCTCGGCCTGCTTCGTCTTCGGTTGGGCCGCCAGCTTCTCGAAATAGTCCGGGTACTTCTTGAGAAGCTCTGCCGGGACATCGTACGTCTGCCCCAACTCGTACACTTCTCCGGTAGCACCGAACGTAACATTGACCAGGCTTTTCGCCTTGGGCATAAAATCCTCCTAGACCGGGCGCGGAGCCGAAGCCCCGCGCCCCTACCCCTAACCGCCCTATGCGGCTCTGGAAATCTTGAACGCTGCTGCTAGTCCGACCTGACCGTCACCCCGCCGTGAAGCGAAGAAGCCTACCTGGTCGTTCTCCATGTAGAGGCTGTCATTCCGGCGGATGGTGAAGCCCACCCGGTCGAAGATGTAATACTGCCGGAAGTCTCCGAAGATGGCGATCTTCTCGGTCGACGTAATCGTCGCGCCCAGTCCGCTCACGACGTCAGTGTCGACCACTGGCCTGCCGAGGATGAAGGCCGACGGCGCGGCGGTGATATTCTCAACGCCAGTGACGCCGTTCCCGGTTACCTGAATCTGGTTAATCAGCGAGTTGATCGCCGACTTCATGACCCAGGTCGAGTTCGCCCGGTGCTGCGCCTCAAGCGCGTAGAACGTGCCGATAAGGTCGGCGACGACCACTGAGGTCGACCCGGCCATCGTGTAGAACGCCACGTCGGAATTGGACATGATCCCTGCGTACTGCGTGGTGTTGTTACCGCTGATGATGCCCACGTCCTCAAACCGACCAGCCGACTCTTGGAATATCTGGGTCAGCAACGCGGGCAGGTTGATCGCGGAGTCCTCCAGTAGCTCCCGCGTCACCTTGACCAGCCCGCCGGACTTCTCCAGCGAGAAGGCGACCTGCCCAACCGTGGGCGTCTGGTCGCTGTACGCGGCCTCCTCGGCTATCGCGGCCCATGTCGCGCTGCCCATCGTCGGGACATAGCCGTCCTTGGACGACACGCGGATCACGGTGCACAAAGGCCTAAGCTGGGAACCCGGCACTCCCGGATCGTGGATGGTCTGGGAGATGAACTGCTCAGGAACGAAGAATCCGCCCTCGGCGTCCGTCTCTTCTTGCATGGCCTTGACTTCGTCCGCGCTGGCGGTCTTCCAGAACACGTCGTCGCTCGGTGAGCGGAGCCACTTCACGAACGTATCGGTCTGGAACCGGGCCTCGTCCTTCTGGGTCTGCCCCATCTGCTCCTGCACCCATAACGGCTGCGCCATTGCGGGCATCCCCTTGACCCAACTGGACGGCTTATAGGACGCCTTGTTGATCGCGCCGGTGTCGTTCACGTCATATACCGAGACGTCCTTGTCCGCTATCGGGACATGGTTGACGGGACGAGCGAACTCGCCCTGGAGAATCTTCAGCTGCGACGCTGCCTGGTCGATCTTGTCGGCCTCGATCATCTTGGTCTGGGCGTCCGCGAGCATCCCCTCAAACTGCTCGACGTTCCCGTCGGTGAGGGCTGATTCCGCCTTGCCCAGGATGGCGTTGGCCTCTCTGCGAAGCTCTTGCGTGTTCAATTCAAAACTCCTTCTGATGTATTCCGTGTAGGGCTAACTTTGTGCGTCCTAAACGCAGCATCCGCTCCGCCGTGTCCAAGGCGGCCCTGGGGGCCGTGTCGGAGGCAGCCGAGTCCGTTGCGTCGTCGTCGTCCGGCGTATCTTCGTCGCCGGTTTCATCGTCATCGTTGCCGGTTGCAGGCTCAAACTTGATGCCGTCGTGATCCTCGCAAAATGCGCGGGCCTCGTCCTCAGTCCATTCGTCGACCGGTAGATGGTAGGACGCGATGTCCCAGTCCCCGGTCTCCACCTCCCTGCCGTACAGCACCTGCACCGGCTTGTCGTCGATGGTCTCGTCGGCGGTGCGGAACCGGTCGAAATCCTCCGGCTCCCGTATCCGGCAGGCGTGGAAATCGGGAAAAGGCTTGGAGTGATCGGGCGGCTCCGCAGACCGAAGTTCGGAGGGCTTGCGGCCCGCCTCGCGGAGATGCCGTGCGAGGTGATTGTAGACCCCGCGCCGGTCGGTCTCCGGTATCGACGTCCTGCGGGCGTTGAGGTTCGCCATAGCGGTCGTGATAGCCCGGACGTTAGCTGGCCCTCCTCGGCCATTCCGACCGATATGATGATGAAGGTACTTATAGCTCGACTTGAGTTCCGGATCGCCATCGGTATCTACCCAAGCGTGAGACGCCCGGAGGGTCGCTGCTCCGCCTTTGATTCGGCCCCTCATTAGGTTGCCGTCCCAGGCGTCCTCGACCCATGCCGTCAGGTGGGACGGGATGGCACCCTTCTCCTCCGTTACCGGCGAGGACTTAGCCGCTACTGTCGAGGTCGATGGTGACGACCCGCGGATCACCGATGAGACCTCGACCCAGTCGAGGTTGGCTATGCGCCGGATCACGGTCGAGACGTCACTGCCCTCCTGGGTAACGTCGGACTCCTTCGGGATGTTGAACCCGATCGACCACTCACGGACGTAGTCGCCCGCGACGTTGCTGAAGGCGTCCCGGCCCGCCTCGGTCTCCATGTTCATCTGCATCCGCGTAAACAGCCGGTACTCATCGCCTTCGATGAGCCGGGGCTGGGCGAAGATAACCTTGCCGACGAGCTTGCCCTGGTCGTGACCGGAGAGGACGGGGATCGGGAGGTTGTCCGCGATCGAGGCGTTGAAGGCCGTCGGCTCTACGATGTCGCCGTCGGCGTCGATCACGCCCATCGTGTTCGTGTAAGCCTCGACGATCCCCTCGGCCTCGTCGACGGCCTTCGCGCTGGAGATCATGGTCTTGCGAATCATACGGTCACCTCCGGCTTATAGCCCCGCGGCATCGGCATCCAGTTGAGCGTCCCGTTCGGATGGTCGTCTATAAGCTGGGCGTCCTCCAGGCTGTAGACCTGACCGTGACGCTCCGCGCACGTCCGCCCGTAACGGTCGCCAGGGTCGATATAGTTGTCGTCCGGGTCGCCGTCGACGTCGTCCGCCTGGACGTAGAACAGGTCTTGCTCCCGGTAGAACCCGATCGTCGTCTGGTTTTGCGTCCTCATTACTTCGGTACGGGCTATCAGCCTCGACCGGTTCTCCGTCTCGGTTAGCAGGGAGCGGATGCCCGGAAACTTGTCATTCGGGACGCCCCGCGCCAGTTGCTCGACGGAGTAGCCGCGCTCTAACCCGATCTGAATGACCTTGCCGATCGCCTTGTCGGTCGTTCGGTGGATCATAGCGGCCCGAACCGGAGCCTGGGCCAATACCCGTTGGACGGTCGGCAGCTTGTCAGACCAGTCGAGAGTCCCCGCGACGCCCACGTCGTTGATCGCGTCAAACGTCCGCTTGGAGACCCGCCGATATGCAGCGTCAAGAATCTTCTGCATATTCCCGGTCTCGATTTGGGGGAGCATGTCCTCGACCTCAAACGGGTACTCCTTCGCCTCCGCGGTCTGCCGCTCCATGTGACGGCCCAGGATGCCGTCGACCCGGTTCCGAATGCCGCGGAAATGCCGCAGGGTCTTGGCCGCCAGATCGTCGGCCTCCTCCTCCCGCTCCTCGATCAAACGCCGGCGGAGCATCCGCCCGCGGGGAGCGACCCGCGGAGCCTTGATCGCGGTGAGGATCGGGTGGGACTGCTCGACCGGCGCAGCATCGACCGCGACCGGGGCTGGTTGTTGCCCCTCGGCGACTTCAAAGATCGACGACGGGATGCGCCGGATCGCACCGTCAGAGACCGCGTCGAAGCCCAGAGCCTCCCGCGTCTCGTTGAGGGTCAGGATGCCGCCGGCAAACAGGGCCGTCAGGCGGGTCGTCGTCGCCACCTGATCGTCCAGGACGCCCCGCATCGCGACCCAGTCCACCGTCAGGGTTTCGTTCGTGCCGTACTCGTCGAATAGGTTCGCGTTGAAGTACCGGAGGATGCGGGAGACCATCGGCTCCAGGGTCTCGGAGTGGAACGCCAGACGGGCCTCCCGGTAGTTGCTGAAGGTCGACCGCTGAAGACCGACGTTCGCCCCGACCAGGATCGGCGGGACGCCGAACACGGCGCAGATGCGGGACTCGGTGAGGTTGTGCAGCCCGTCGAGCGACATATCCTTCGGGCTGTTACTCATCGGCTGATACTCGGCGTCGTCGTCGAGGATAGCGACCCGGTGGAAGTTGTTTATCCCGCCGAACTGAGACCGCCACCGCGACCGGATCGTCGACGCCTCCTCCTGGGAGGTCAGCCGTCGTTTGACCTTGAGGAGACCGGACGGGACGCCCGCGTTGGCGAAATACACCTTCGCAAAATCGGTCATATTGAGGTCGAGATTGACGGTGCGGGCCGCGACCTGGAGAGGCGAGAGGCCGTAGATGTCGCCGGCGGGATTCGGCAGGGCGAGGTGGCACATGTCCCGAGCCTCGACCCCGTACTCGGTGCCGCCGACCGTGTAGACGTAGCCCTCCGCGCCATAGTCGCCGGCCACGATCGTGACCCGGTCGGGACGCAGGAGGTACATGGCCGAGACCTGGTCGCCCCGGCCCCGCTCCTTGATCGCGTAGGCGTTGCCCGCCACCATCAGGAACGTGACGAGCCGCTCGATGAACGAGTACCAGTCGGTATACGGGTTCGGCTTCGTGGTCAGGTCGTAGAGTAGGCCGGTCTCGACCTCGACACTGCCGCCGTCAGTGGAGGGGGCCTGGACGTAGTACCGAGGCGAGGCCGCGGAGGTCGCCAGCTCCCGGATGCAGGCGTGAACGATCTCGTTCTTGCCGTATCCCTCGGAGGCGAAGTTCGCATAATTGACGTCAGGGTAAGACGCTTGCCCGACGTCCATGTTGAGCGGGACGGTGGTCGAGAGTTCCTGCTGCTTGCGAAACAACGTGTCCCAAATTGCCAATAGTGACCTCCTCCGGCGTTCGGGCTTGCAAAGCCACGGACACTGTGCCGGATCGGGTCACTGCTACGGACGATATCACGCCCGGTTATATCGCGTCAATCAGCCTCGTTGCGGGTCTTGCACCGGGAGCAGACGATCACCGTACCGGTCGCGGCCTTCTCCGCGAGGAGTTTCCCGCAGCCCTGGCACCGGAGTTCCTTGCACTCAGTCATTCTCGATGTCGTCCTGACCCCCGTACCATTCCAGATCAGGGTGCTTAGATTTCGCGCCCCATCGGTTCCGAGCATACCCGTGACTCGTCTCAAAGTCGGCCCCCGGTGCGGCTTCTCTCTTGCAAAGCCAATGCTCGTTGACCAGCTTATTCCCGCACCACGTACAGGCCCCGGCCTCATTTGCCATACCCCCTACCATACCCCCACCCCCGGCGCACCCGTCCGGCCATAGACCGCGAGGGCCAGAGCCATCACGCAGTCGTCGTGCATCCCCTCCGGGGCCGAGTACCGGACGCCTGTCCTGGTGTACTCGTAGGCGAAGACGTCAAGCTCGGAGACGATTACGCCCTGCGGATACCTCACCTCCCCGGTCTGGATCGCCATCGCCAAGCCCTCCATCAGCTTTTGTTTAGACGTCGAGGAGAAGTTGTAGCCCTCGACGTTCGATAGCTCCCGCTGGAGCCGTTCAACGATAGGATCGCCGACCCCGGTCGAGTCTACGATCGCGGGCGTCAGGCCGATCTCCTGGGCTAGCCGGCGGACGGTCTCCTCCCACGGCCACTGGTATCGGTCGAACCGGCAGACGGCCCCGGTCTCGTCGAGGCCGACCACGACCGTCCAGTCGATGGACTTCGCCAGGTCGACCCCGTAGACCACCGCAGGAGCCCCGGAGACGTCCCCGATACAGGCCCGGATAGCTTCCTGCCCGAACGGGTTCCCGCCGTCGTCTGACGGCTCGGCGAAGTACAACTCGCGGAACACGTTCTCCGGTAGTTGCCGTTGGGCCTGGTCGATCTCCTCCGACGCTATGATCCCGGCGTCGACCGCGTCCGCTGCCGTGAGCTTCGCATACGTCCACCCTGGTTCCCCTCCCTCGGCCCGACGCGCCAGGGCATAGGCCCAGTTCCGCCGGCCCTTGACGTTGCCGATGATCCGGACGGGGCCGCGGGTAGCCGTCAGGGTCGACCGGATCGCGTGCCACGCCTCCTCCCGCATCCGCGTAGCCTCGTCCAGCACCGCAGCATAGACGTCCTCGCCGTAGAGGTTGTCGGGCTTCTCCGCAGACCGGAATGAGATGATCGCCCCGTTCACCAGCGTGATCGTTAGCTCAGACTCGTTGGCCGTGTAGAGGGTCTCCGGCAGGCCCCGCTTGAGCCGCCTATATGCGACCTTCGCCTGCGGATAGACCGGGCTGATCCACCAGAACGCTTGGCCCCGCAGACCGCCCATAGCCCGCTCCAGTATCCACGCGATACATGCCACGGTTTTCCCGCATTTCGTCGACCCCTCGATGATTCCGTACCGGTCAGCCGAGAAGATCGCCGCCTGCTGCTTCGGGTAGAGACTGGGTCTCCGGTACGTTACCGTCGGGGCCGTTGCCGTTGAGGTAGTTGCCACTTGCTGCCTCGATGCTGAAGGTTACTTCGCCCTGGGTCAGGTGGATCGCCCGCTGGTCGATGGTGATCAGCGGTTCCTTCGGGATCACGCCGTTGATCTCCGAGATGCGGTGCATGATCGACATCACCATCTTGGTCGCGGCCTCGTCGCCGGCCAGGGCCTGCGGCCACCACCGGGACAGGAGGGTCGTGTACCGCTCCATCTGGAGGGCGCGTATCTGGTTAGCCATGCCGC